GACGATATTGATGCGGATGGCCAATATCTCGCTGGAATAGACGGCGTGGTGACGCGGATCGATCAGCGTGCACGCAGTCTGAAGCTAAAGGCGGAAAAATCCGCAGCACCCAAGCAGGCGGCATTGCCCTTCCAGCTGCCAGTTGCTGTGGCCATGGATATCGACGGCACCCATTTGGTCGCCACGCGTCAGCTGTCTCGCGCCGGGTTCGAGCGCGCCATCGAAATTCGCCGCCTTCAGATTGCAAATGACCAGCGCGCCCTTCGCGAATGGCGCAACGCCCTGCGGCAGGCCGATCAGTTTTGGGCGGCAAACCCGGACTGGAGCTTCGGCGAATGCCTCGACGCGATCTTGGCGCAAGGTGGAAACGCCCTGGGTGAGGAGGCTGCGCAATGAGCCAGGTTCCTATCGACGCCCCCGACATGACTGGCGATCTCGCCCGGCTTGAAAAGGCGCGGCTTGCCATGCGGCGCCAGGCCCTGGAACACCTCGCCGAGGCTGACCGGCTTGATGCACTTTATGAAGCAGTGACGGGCAACACCTGTGCCGCCGAAGAAGGCAGCGAGGTGACGGAATGACTGGTCTACTTCCCATCATCACCGCCGATCAACGCATGGCGGAGTCCCGTGGCATCAAAGGCGTCATTTTCGGCCCTTCTGGCATTGGGAAAACCAGCCTGCTTTGGACGCTACGGAACTCCACGACGCTGTTTTTCGATCTCGAAGCCGGCGATCTGGCCATCGAGGGACTTGCGGTCGATGCGATCCGGCCCCGCACATGGACGGAATGCCGGGATTTCGCGGTATTCATCGGGGGCCCGAACCCGGCACTGCGCGACGATCAGGTTTACAGCGCCGCGCATTATGCCGCTGTCTGCCAGAAGTTCGGCGACCCTGCGGCGCTCGATCAATACGACACGGTGTTCATAGACTCGATCACTGTAGCCGGACGGCTCTGCTTTCAGTGGTGCAAGGGACAGCCCGAGGCGCATTCGGAAAAAACCGGCAAGCCGGACGTTCGGGGCGCCTATGGCCTGCATGGCCGTGAGATGATCGCCTGGCTGACCCACCTGCAGCACACCCGCGGCAAGAACATCTGGTTTGTGGGTATCCTTGATCAGAAGCTTGATGACTTCAACCGCAAGGTCTTCGTGCCGCAGATCGATGGCAGCAAGACCGGGCTCGAACTGCCGGGGATCGTCGATCAGGTCATCACCATGGCCGAAATCAAGGGCGATGGTGATCAGCTGCAACGCGGATTTGTTTGCCAGACCCTGAACCCTTGGGGCTACCCCGCCAAGGACCGGTCCGGCCGTCTCGATCTTATCGAACCGCCGCATCTGGGTCAGCTGATGGACAAGATCCGCGGGCCCCTCATGCCTGCTGAGCGCCGGCTGACCTACCAGTCACCTCAGCTTCCGAAGCCGTCCCCTGCGACGGCTGACACACCAAACGTTTCCTCAAACTGAAAGGACCCGAGCCATGTCTCTCTGGAACGATTTCAACGACGCGCAGTCAAATTCCAACGTCATCCCCAAAGGCACGCTGGCCAAGGTGCGCCTGACGCTACGCCCCGGCGGGTTTGATGACCCCACCCAGGGCTGGACCGGCGGTTATGCCAAACGGGGCAGCACAGGGTCTGTCTATCTTGATGCCGAATACACGGTGCTCGAAGGGCCCTATGCCAAGCGCAAGATCTGGTCGATGATCGGGCTTTACAGCCCCAACGGTCCGAACTGGGCCAATATGGGGCGCAGCCTTGTGCGCGGCATCCTCAATTCGTCGCGCGGCATCTCGGACAAGGACAATTCCCCCGAGGCGCAGGCCCGGCGCCGGATCAGCGGGTTTGCTGACCTCGATGGTCTGGAATTTATCGCCCGGATTGACGTTGGACAGGACACCAACGGCGAGGACAAGAACGAGATCAAGAGCGCGGTCATGCCCGATCATCGCGATTACGCGCCCATCATGGGTCATATCGCGGCTTCGGGCATGGCACCGCAGATGCAGCCTCCCGCATCTGGGCCTCAGCATCAGGCGCCGGTCGCTCCCTCTGCACCTGCACATGGGTATCAGGCACCGGCCACGTCTGCGCCTGCGCAAGGCCATCCGGCACCCGCCCCACAGCCACAATCGCAGCAGACGCCCGCGCAGCAAGCGCCCGCCACACCTGGCTTCTCGGGCCGTCCGAGCTGGGCTGAGTGAGGGGCCAGAGCCATGCGATTGCGTCCCCGCCAGAAACTCTTCGTCGAGCGCAGCCTGTCTGCGCTCGGCACCCGCGACAACACACTGAGCGTGGCCAGCACCGGCTTCGGTAAAACTCTGGCTTTGTCGGCCGTTGTAGGGCAACGGATCGGCGACAGCGCCGCCAAAGCCTGCGTACTGGCGCATCGAGACGAGTTGACCGCGCAGAACCGCGAGAAGTTCGGCCGGGTCAATCCCGCCGTTACCACCTCGGTGGTGGATGCCACCAGCAAATCCTGGGGCGGCCAGGTGACCTTTGCCATGGTCCCGACACTGGCGCGCGAGCGTAATCTGGCTGGAATGCCGAAGCTGGACCTGCTGGTGATCGATGAGGCCCATCACGCCGTGGCCGACAGTTATCGCCGCATCATCGACCATGTGCGCGACGCCAATCCCGACGCCCGGATCTTCGGCGTCACGGCCACGCCAAACCGCGGTGACAAAAAGGGTCTGCGCGCGGTCTTTGACAATGTTGCCGATCAGGTGCGCTTGGGCGAGTTGATCGCATCGGGTCACCTCGTGCCGCCGCGCACCTTTGTCATTGATGTGGGGGTGCAAGACAAGCTCAGGGCGGTGCGCAAGACCGTGTCGGATTTCGACATGTCTGAGGTGGCCGAAATCATGGACCGCGCGCCGATCACCGAGGAGGTGATCCGCCATTGGCAGGAAAAGGCTACTGATCGGCCCACGGTCGTCTTCTGCTCGACCGTGGCCCATGCCGCGCATGTCGCCGAGGCCTTCAATGCCGCGGGAATTTCGGCTGGCCTTATCCACGGTGATCTGCCCGGCGAGGAACGCCGCAATATCCTCGCGGCCTTTGCCTGCGGCGAAATCCGCGTCATCACCAACGTGGCCGTGCTTACGGAAGGATGGGACCACCCGCCCACGTCCTGCGTCGTGCTGCTGCGGCCCAGTTCTTACAAGTCCACCATGATCCAGATGGTGGGGCGCGGGTTGCGCACGGTGGATCCTACCGAGCACCCGGGCGTGGTCAAGACCGACTGCGTGGTGCTGGATTTTGGCACCTCGAGCCTGACCCACGGCACGCTGGAGCAGGATGTTGACCTTGAGGGCAAAACCACGTGTGGCGAAGCCCCCTCGAAGATCTGCCCGTCCTGCAAAGCCGATATTCCGTTGGCCTCGCGAGAATGCCCGATCTGCGGCGAGCTCTTGGTCGAGGATGAGGGTGAAACCCGTGAGGGAGTCCTCGGCGGGGCGCTTTCCGGCTTCCTGATGACCGAGATTGATCTGCTCAAGCGCTCCAGTTTCGAATGGGTCGATCTCTTCGACACCGAGGATGCGCTTCTGGCCACGGGCTTTTCGGCCTGGGGCGGGATCTTCTGGCTCGATGGCCTCTGGTACGCGGTGGGTGGCGCGCGCGGGGTGCAGCCCCAGCTTCTGGGGATCGGTGAACGCAGCGTCTGTCTCGCGCAAGCTGATGACTGGCTGAACGACCACGAGACTGACGAAAGCGCCTTCAAGACGCGCGCCTGGCTGAACCAGCCCGCCACGGAAAAGCAGCTGCAATATCTGACGCCTGCAGCGCGCAGCGATTATGGCCTCACCCGCTACAAGGCCTCGGCGCTGATGACCTTCGGGTTCAACAAGCGCGCCATTCGCGGGTTGATCATCAGCGCGGCCCCGACTGCGCGGGAGGCCGCATGAGCCATGTCGCGCAAATCGCATCCTCGCCCACAGAGGCTGCGGATCGCCCGGGCTTTGATCGCCTCTGGCATCCGCGCGGCACGCTCTGCGCCGTCTGCACATCCCGCACCCGCGGCTTCGGTTGGTTTGATCCGAACAAGCCGCGCGGCAGACGCACATACTACTGGTTCTGCTCCATGCAGTGCCACGCAGCCTTCACACAAAAAGCCTGGAAAGGACTGAACATGGCAGAGATTACCGAAGAAGAACACATGGCGATCTTGGGCAGCCTCAAGCCCGTGGCGCGACAGTTGGAGACCTATGGCTGGGACACTCGCCTGTCGGAGCTCACGGAAGTGCAGGTGCTTTGGCTGATCGAAACTGCGGTGCAGGAATTTCGTGAAGCCATGGCCGAGATCGCCAGCCAGTCGGAGGTGCCCTTCTGATGCTGGACTATAACCGCCGCCCCAACTTCGCTGACCGGATCAATGCCGCCATCGACGACGCACTCACCACAGAGAACGCCACCCGCACGCCCCGTGATTACCTTGGTGGCTCGCGGCTTGGACACGCATGTGAACGCGCCCTGCAATTCGAATTCACGGCGACGCCCAAGGACGAGGGGCAGGACTTCTCCGGCCAGCTGCTGCGCATCTTCGCCATCGGGCATGAGCTGGAAGATCTCGCCATCCGCTGGCTGCGCGGCGCGGGGTTCGATCTCTACACGCAAAAGGGCAACCACCCAGATGGCGGCCAGTTCGGCTTCTCTGTCGCGGGTGGGCGTATTCGCGGTCATGTCGATGGCATCTTTGCCGTTGGTCCCGAAGGCTTTGGGCTCGCCGTCCCGGCGCTCTGGGAATGCAAGACCATGAACGCGAAGAACTGGCGCGCTTGCGTCAAGGACGGGGTGACCAAATCGAAGCCCGTCTACGCCGCCCAGATCGCCGTCTATCAGGCCTACATGGAAGCAAGCGTGCCGGGCATCAGCGCTGCCCCCGCTGTGTTCACCGCCATCAACAAGGACACCGCCGAGCTGCACCACGAGCTTGTGCCCTTCGACGCAGGGTTGGCGCAGCGCATGTCCGACCGCGGCGTCCGGATCCTGCAAGCAACCGACGCTGGCGACTTGCTGCCGCGCGTGGCCGCCAATCGCGACTTTTTTGAATGCCGGTTCTGCTCCTGGGCAGAGCGGTGTTGGGGGCTGCCGACATGACGGATGCCCCAAACGACCCGCCCGACACTGATGACAATAGGAAGGAGGCTGACATGCCGCATGATGATGATCGCAAGGACGGAAACGATACCGCGCCGGATGCGCCCAAGGAAAACCTCGTCCACTTCAATCCGTGGCGGGACTTCAACGACGCGGCACCACAGATCGACGTGTTCGGCGATGAGCCGGACCCCGAGCAGATCGCCCAGTTCATGGAGGTGGTGTTTGGCTATTGCGACGGCCTGATCCCGGTCCGCAGCTTCATCGACAAGGGCCAGGGCTTTGATGGCCGCCCGCATAACATCTGGATTGATGCCGGTGAGGATGTCACCGCCAAGATGACCACCTTTGCCAATTGGGCGGCCCGCGAAGGGGCTGCTGTCTATGTCATCCCCGGTACTGTCGCCGCGCCTGGTCAGGCCAAGGCGGACGACATCCTGCAGATGCAGGCTGTGGTTGTCGATATCGACACCGGCGACATCGCCGCCAAGCGGGGGCATCTCGAGCGTCATCTCGGTCCACCCACCATGGTGGTCGAAAGCGGTGGGGTGACGCCAGAGGGCCAGAACAAGGCGCATGTCTGGTGGAAGCTCACCGAGCCCGCCGAGGGCAGCGACATCGCCCGTGTGACCCGTATCCGCGGCGATATTGCCGCCAAGGTCGGTGGCGATATGCATTTCCGCTCGGCGCATCAGCCGATCCGGGTGGCAGGTTCTGTCTATTACAAGAACAGCCTCAAGACGCAGGTACGCATCGTCACGTTGAACGCGGATCTCGAACGCGATCTGGGCGAGTTCACGGAAGCCGTCACCGACATGCCGCCCGCGCCGGGCGTGTCGCTGCAGCCGGACTTCGCCCATCCCGACAAACCCGCCATGGACGATGTGCTGGTCATCCCGGTGCGCGAGGGCGCGCAGGACGACTGGTCGCGCTTCGAGGGGGCCTCGGCCGCCATCGGGTATTTCATCCGTATGGTCCATGAGGGCCGCTTGTCAAAAGACGCGGGCTGGGAGGGCATCTGCGGCTACAACGCCGCCATGCTGCGGCCCCAATGGCCCGTGGAACGGCTCAAGCGTGAATCCGAACGGCTC